GAACAGGAAGCTATGTTGAAATGACGGGAACGATGTTTACTATAGGAAATCATCGACAGTTTGTTCCGAGACCTTTGTCGGTAGAGTTACCTCTTTGTCAGAGGTATTTTGAAAAGAGTTATCCTTTTAATATAGCACCGGGGACATCTTCGCAATATTCAGGATCTGAGGCGTTTTCTGCTCCTAGATCAAGTCCAGTTATAACAGTTAAGTATAAGGTCCAGAAGAGAGCTACAGCGATATGTACTATGTATTCAACAGTTACTGGAAATCCCAACGTTGTACGAGACTACACTGGTAGTGCTGATATATCTGCTAATAGTCAGAATGCAAATGATTGTACGTCAAATTCACAATTAGGTGCTTGTAGTACTGGGAATACGATTATGTTTCATTGGACAGCAGAAGCAGAACTTTAAGGAGAACATATGACAGATTTAGCACCAAGAATTACGGATATAGAGACCGTTGACGCTGATCTCCAAGACCAAATAGATACTATTCCAGTCGTACCTACTACTCAAGTTTTTCTCTCCGGATCAGGAACATATGTGACACCTGCTGGAGTGAAATATCTTAGAGTTAAGCTGGTTGGAGGTGGAGGTGGAGGTGGTGGTTCAGGTGCTGGTGCCGGGCTGGGTTCCAGTGGGGAGGACACTACCTTTGATACTTTAAATGGTGGCGGAGGTGGACTCGGCGGCGGTGGAATTGCGTACAATGGTGGCGTTCCCGGTACCGCAACCGTTGGTGCCGGTTGGACAAAAGTCATTGCTGCAAGAGGTGGTGGTGGTGAGGCTACTCAGGTTGCCAGTCCAAATGTTTCATTTGTATCTGGAGGTAGAGGAGGAGCTAGTGCTTTAGGGGGTCAAGGTCGGGCTGGATATGTCAATAATTCCGCTGGTAGTGGTCTGCTCAATACCGGAGCTGGTGGGGATGGTGGAACTCCTTTGGGGATCACCTCTGGATATATTGGTGCAGGTGGGGGAGCAGGTGGTTACGTTGAGGCCATTAAAGGAAGTCCTGCAGCTAGTTATTCATATTCCGTTGGAGCTGGTGGGGATGGTGGATCAGCAGGAACAGGTCTCGCAGGAGGTTCAGGTGGATCAGGAATGATTGTAGTAGAAGAGTACTACTAAAGAGAACTATAAAGCAATAAAGGATAAAATATGAAAACAGTAGGATACCCAGGATATTTCCAACAAGAAGGATTCCAAGACTTTGTAGTTCAGGACTATTTGACTCCTGTCAATGGTACTCCTGGAGCTGGGCAGTTTAGAAGTGATATTGTAGGGAGAGCACCTATTCCTAATTTTGGGAATGATTTGAGACCAAGGATGGGTATAGAGAGAATACCGTTCAATACAGGACTTAAAATTCTGAACGAACATGGTCCTAATGGGCAACCTGTGTTAGGTCTTGTTGGTGATACATTAAACCGTATAAGATTTGTTGGAACATGGAGATTTGTCAACAACGATCCATATGGTTTAAGAATGTATGGAACGGAAGATGACTACATAGAAGTAATCATAAATGGAAATGGGTTAAATGTACTGCAGTTATCTTACGGGGTAGCAAGAGACATAAGAATTACGGTAGATGATGACCCAGAAGGAAGTAATATTGTACCAGATATTATTTCGACAGTTACCGGTGGTCGTGGATATGCAAATAATCAAATTGTACCTGGGGTAAAGAACTTAACTCAAGGTTTTCATACACTTAAGATACGAAATGCTTTGGCCGGTTCAGTTAATATATTTGGGATAGAAATTCTCAATGAGGCCACCACTCTAAAAGTTCCCGCAGGCAAAGCATTCATAGACCGTCAATTAGTTTCCTGTGATGCTCAGTCCATTGCTTACAACTCTGATTTTGAATCCGGAACACTAGGCACCAAAGGTGGACATGTTCTAGTTTATGCCAAGAGTGACGGGACCGTTAAAAAAGCTGTAACACCTACTGATACAACAGCTCAATATTTGACAAATACAGACCATAGCAATGAAGAGATAATTCGTAAGTATAATTGGAGAGAGTTTGGTGCGGGTAGAAGTGATGACTTTAGTACATTGAATTCTACTATTAGAGATGCAGCATTTACTTTAGATGACGGAACAACAACGCTTGTTGGGAGTGACGTTAGGCAGTCCTCCTCACCAGGAGTCTTCCCTTCAGCTAATGGTGCATTTATTACATTTACTTTTGAAGGTTCTGGATTAGCTTTATATGGGGAAACTACAGGAGCTACCTTAGACTCACACGATATTTATATTGATGGCGTAGCTATAGGAAGCTTTGCGCTTGCCACATCTGCTGGAAAAAGATTTTATGAGATATGCTCAGGACGTCCTTTTGGTACTCATACTTTTACTTATAAAAGAACGGCCTTTGCAAATTACGCCGTACATATTCATGATCTTATAGTTTATGGACCTAAAGAGCCAACACTCCCTGCAGGTGCAATTAAGATTTCTGATTATTATGTGAGGGCAGATTTTGTTGCTAATGACATAGCTGACATAACTAAAGTAGCATTAGGAATTTTGAGAAAAATGCCGACTAGGGAAATTGTTTATGTAGAGGGTACTGGAGGATCATGGAGTTGGTTCTCAGTCTTGGATGTTAATTTTATAGGATCTCAGAATAATGGAACAGATAGATTAAATGCCTATTTTACTTATCCATTTATCGGCACTGGTTTGGAATATCGTTTTAGAACAAATGCCGATAGAATCGCTGCTGCAGAAATCACGTTAAATGGAATTGCGCTCACAACAACAAATTTCCCAACTGCTTCGTTTTCCTCCTATGGAGGATGTATATTTAATAGTTCAACAGGAATTTTAGACCAAAGTGGTGCTTCAACATTTGGTTCAGGGTTTGTTGTCAGCGGATTACCATTGGCAAATTATTTACTAAAAGTAAATAATAATACTGGTATTTCTGGCAAATATCTAACTGTGGATAGTCTTGACATCATAACCCCAATCTACTCCCCAAAATCCAAACTCCCACAAAACCTCTTAACTGATCCAGGAATAGTAGGTTCAAACTCTGTAGGTGACTATAGGAAGTTAGCTCCGGTTGATCCTCAAGATTGGCAAGACCTAGCATCAGATGCCTATTTGGAAATTGCCAGGAATCTTAATCTACATTGGGTTTTCTGTAAGCAAGTTGACTTAGTAGTCACAGCAACCAATTGGACTACTACACGGGCAGTAGGTGTTGCTTATAAAACATTAGACGGAAGCTGGAGGCTTATCTTTAATATAGCGGGAACTTTTTCAGTTGGGACAAGCAATGTAGTAATAACTGTCCAAGATATAGCATTTAAAACTTCCTGGGGTGTTTCAGTAGGTGTGTTGCTTACTTCAGGATGGTGGGCACGAACTAACGTAGGATCGGGGACTATCTCATTCGTCGCTGCTGATGCTCATACCACGTTACGTTTATCGGGAGATGTGGAACTTACAGGTAAACCAAGCTTTATAACAGAGGACGTATAATATGTACATCAAAGTAGATGAATCAGGAAACCTTATAGGGCATACTTATGAAGAAACAGAAGGATATATCTTAGTTGATAAATCTGATATTTTTGATTGTGAAGTAGGTGCCTATAAATATAAATATGTTGATAATGCATTGGTTGCTTTAACCGAAGAAGAAATGTTAGCCCATCCCTTAAGAATTGCTAATTTCAAGGTCTCCTTCGATAACATCCGTGCCCAGAAGTTTGCAGACACCAAATGGATTAGGGAAAGACACCAAGAAGAAAGTGAATTAGAGGTTGTTTCTTCGTTAACTACCGAACAGTACAATGCTTGGTTGGCCTATTGGCAAGCTCTAAGAGATATGCCTAATCAAGAAGGTTTCGATCCAGAAAACCCATCATGGCCAACAGAACCAGCGTTATAGGAGAATAGAACATGTACGATCAATCAGTATCTCCGTTAAGAAAGCCGATACCATATGAACCTCGTAAGAATTGGATTGCTAATGGCAACATGATGGTAAGCAATCGGGGTGACTTTACCTCAGCATCTTCAATGACTAATGGTGCGTTTAGTTTAGATCGTTGGCGGTTTGGTGGTACCGGTGTCTCCGCTACGAAACAGCATCTAGATACCCTACAACCAGCAGAGTTGATTGATAGCAAATCTTTGAAAATTGCATCAACATCAACTGCATCTGGCTACTTAGTAAAATATCAAAGGATTGAAGATTATAAGTTATTTCAAGGACAACAAGTTACTTATTCAGCTTGGGTAAAATCAAATAATACCAATGCAAGACTATATGCCTACGATGCTGTTGCTATCTTGGCAGAGGAGTCTGGAAGTAGTGTCCACCCCGGAGATGGGGAGTGGCATAAATTAGTCTTAACCGTCACTATTCCTACAAATGGTTCCAGATTAGAAGTTCATGTTGGAATAATTGGTTACCCGATTCCTAATACAGTTTCCATTACAACTGGAGATTATTTTGAGTTCACTGGTGCTAAATTAGAATTTGGTGGTGATGCCACTCCATTTATACCACAGTCGCTTGAACAATCTTATCTTGAATGTGGTACACCAGATGATACCGATGATTTGGGATTTGCTAGAACACAAAGACCCAGTATTTTAAATTCTACAGCTCCAAATAAGAACTGGATTATTAATGGAGGGATGTTGGTATGCCAGAGATATGGAACCACGCTCCAAACTTTAACTCCTGCAAATGATGTTTGGATAGATAGATGGAAAGGGAATAGTGGACCATGTACAGGAACAATTCAGCAAGTTAATCCTTCGATATCTTCAGCTAAGGCAATGAGGCTAACAGCTACAAGCTCAAGTGCTGGATCATATTTATCTATGACGAATAGAATAGAGGATTATGTCCCTTTAATTGGTAAAGTTGTAACGTTTTCTTTTATGTATAAAGTTACAAATACCGACAGGTGTGGAATTAGACTGTACTATGGAGTTAGTGCTCCAGTATCTATTATAACAGTTCCAGAAGGAGTATGGACTAAAGTTATTAAAACTATCACAGTTCCATCAAATGCTACACAGCTTGCAATAGGTATTGGGCCGCAGAATACCCAAGTCAATTCTGGTGAAATATTTGAATTCACTGATGTCAAATGTGAATTAGGTGGTTATGCTACACCTTTTGTTCCGGAATCATTTCCAGAAACTTTAGCTCTTTGTCAAAGGTATTATCAACAGAGTTACCTATATGGAACAGCTCCAGGAACATCTTCCCAATCAGCAGGTATAGTGAGGGGATGGGGAGATGCTGTAAGTTCAATTTCAGGAGCGCAAGCTAGATTACATGTTCCCTTGAGAATTAGTCCAGCTACTACTATATATGATTATTTAGGTAATCCCGGTAAAATTACTATACAGAATACTGGGGGTGTTCGCACGGATAATTTAGCTCCAAACCAAGTAGGTTATGATCAAAATTGTATTTCTGCAAGATTCTTTGGAAGTGCTTGTGCGGAAACATGGTTCCATTATGCAGCAGATGCAGAAATTTAAAATAAAAATCTTGTATAATATACTTCCCAGCATAGGAGAATAGAACATGTACGATCAATCTGTATCCCCGTTAAGAAAGCCTATACCATATGAACCTCATAGGAATTATATTGTAAATGGGGATATGAGAATTAGTCAAAGAGGTGATTACACATCTAACCCTGTAGTAATAGCAAATGGTTACTACTTGGATAGATTAAGAGCAAATGTTTGGTCTAGCGCAACAGGAACAGTGCAACGAGTTTCAAGCAGTATTGGTGTAAGTGGTTATGCTCTTAGAATACAATCTTCTAGTGCTAATTCAGGAGCTTTGGGCATCATACTGAAACAAGAAGTAGAACCCTATTTTCTGGGCAATACTCACACCTTCAGTTGTGATGTGAGAACTAACAGAAGTGATGTAAGGCTACATCTTTACGATGTGGCACCTTATCAATTGAATATAGCTAATAGTATAACTAATGATGAGACCTGGCAAAAATTAGTAGCTACAGTGAAAATATCCTCTTCTGCTACACAAGTAAGATTTGATGTAAATATGTCTGGACCTGGAGGAGAGAATGTTTCTTTTTCTTCTGGAGATTACTTTGAAGTGGCAAATATAAAATTAGAGGCAGGAGTATTAGCAACACCACTTATCCCAAGATTATTCGGAGAAGAATTAGCTCTTTGTCAGAGATATTATGAGAAGAGTTATAACTTAGATACACCTCCCAATACAGCTACTCCGCAAGGACAGATGGGGCAGGTTATACAAACTAATGAAAACACTTATATTTTTGAAACAACTAGATTTGCAGTTGAGAAAAGAATAGTTCCGACTATGGTTGTTTATAATGCAAATGTAGCAGCGGGACCAGGAACTGTTTGGAATTCTTTAGCAGGAAACCTAACGGAATGTGGATATCACACATCATATATAGGAACAACTAGTGCCACCTTTTTAGCTCATTCACCAACAGTAACTGTTGGCTCAAGAACACAATGGCATTGGACCGCAGAAGCAGAACTTTAATAAGGAAATAAAACTATGCACAATTCCATACTAAACAAATCAAGGAATCACCAATAATTGCAGATCTAGAGTACTGAGGAGACAAGGATATGACCGAAAAACAATTTATAATATATAAAGGATACAAAAAATGGCTATTACACAAAACCAAGTAAGTGCAGACATTCCTTACAAAACTAATTATGCAATAAATGGAGATATGCGAATTAGTCAAAGAGGTGACTTTTCAATTATTTCTTCTATGACTTCGGGTGAATTTTGGGTAGATGGATGGAGCCAATATCTTACTACTATTTCAGGGAATAAACAACATTTGACCACTAATCAACCCGTAGTTTTAACAGGAAGTAAATCGTTAAAACATATTGCAACTAGTAATGGTAGTGGAGCTATAGGATCTCGTCTTGATATTGAAGATAAAGATATTTTTTCTGGTAAACAAGTTACTGCTTCTGTGTGGGTAAAGAGTAATCACACTAGTGCTAGAATAATGTTATACACTACTACTGGAACAGCTAGTATTTCTTCTTCAGAAACACACTCAGGTAATGAAGAATGGGAATTATTAAAAGTTACTGCAACTATGCAGGAAAATCCAGCATATCTAGCATTATTTGGTGTAATTATAGGAGAAGATGCAGCAAGTGTTTCAATTTCAAATGGAGATTATATAGAATTTACTGGAGCTAAAATAGAATTTGGTACTTTAGCCACTCCTTTTTTACCTGCTCCTTTAGCACAAGAACAAATTTCTGTAGGTATCCCCAATGATACTGACACCACTTTAGGTCGTTCAAGAATAGAAGTTGCAAGTGGTAAGAACCTCCTGTTAAATTCGGAATTCACTATACATCAAAGAAAAGGTGCCACAGCGATTACTGGTTCATACAACACATATGGTCCTGATAGGTGGATGCTTTGGGGAGGTCAGTCACAATGTTACTACGTTCCAACTGGAGATGCTCCTTCACAGGTCCAAAATGCTTATATCATGGGAAGATCAGACGGTGCAACCAATACAGGAACCCACTACATGGGGCAGTCAGTAGAGAACAATATGATGTGGCACGTGCGGGGTAAGCCTGTAACGTTTTCATTCTGGGCTAAGAGCTATACTGGAACTACGGGAACATTCACCGCTCAATTAATGTCCCACACTGGCTATGTTGGTGCGTCCTCAATGTTAACCAGTCTTGTGAGTAAAGTCATTCCACTAACGACCTCATGGAAGCAATATGTCTTACATGCAACTGTCCCATCGAATGCACAATGCGTAGGACCTAAATTTGTTAGATCAGGTTATACGGGAACCGCTTCAGGAGATTATGTTTTTATTGGTGGAGTGATGGTTTTAGATCAAGTAGAGAGCAGTCCTGTTTTCAGACCTTATTCTGGATTCGCTAATGAAGTAATTGCTTGCAAAAGATACTTTGAGAAAAGTTATGCCTTACATACTGCTATAGGAACCCCAGCACAGTGGGCTGGTATAAACACATTCTGGTCATGGAATTCAATACCCAATAATCAATACATAGGTCATTTAACGTATACTGTAGAAAAAAGAAATGCCTGCCAATTAACGTTTTATGGGTTTAGTGGGGCAACAGGTTATTGGTCCATATTTGATAATGGTGTAGATACATATCGTGTTGACGGAGCACTGTCCGGACAAACCTGTTCTAAAATGAGAAATGTTAGCGGAGTTGCGCTACCCGTGGATGGTAGGTATTCATTTCATTGGGCAGCAGATGCTGAAGTTTAATAACGTCTGGGAGACAAAGATATGACCGAAAAACAATTTTTTCTTAAAAGTATTAGATAAACATATTTTAGATATAAGGAATAATAGTTATGAGTTATGATCAAACCATTACCCCTTTTAGAAAGGTAATCCCATACGAACCTCATATGAATTGGATTATTAATGGTGATTTTAGAGTTAGTCAAAGAGGAGTTTATACAGGAGGGCAAACACTTACAACTAGTAATATCTATTATTTAGATAGGTGGAAAGGAAGTGCTACTGGAATAACAGGGACGTTAACACATATTACTCCTTCAGGAGTAGATGCTTCTAAAGCTATGAGACTTTCTGCTGCAGGAAGTGTTGAAAGTGGTGGTTGGTTAACTATGTTTCAACCTATTGAAGAGTATTATGTTTTAGTAGGAAAAGAAATAACATTGTCTTATATGTATAAATCTAATAAAGATGCAAGAATTAGATTTTATTCTACTGGAGGAGGAGGACAGGATTATTATTCTTCTCCACAAACAGGTACTGGAAATGAAACTTGGCAACAAATTGTTTGGCATTACACAGTTCCCACTGGAATCAATTCTTTTAGTCCTTGTCTTGGCTGGAATAATACAGATATTGCTGATGGAACCTATTGTGAAATAACTAATGTCAAATTAGAAATTGGTTATCAGGCAACTCCTTATATACCTAGAATGTTAGGACAAGAATTAGTTCTTTGTCAGAGATATTATGAGAAAAATACTGGAGCGTATTCATCTTGTTGGAATGCTCCTGTCACTACAGGAAATAATTATAGATATGCAGAATCTTTTAAGGTTGAGAAGTATCAAACTCCAACTATGACGTATATCATAGGTGCTGTTTCAGGTTATCCCGCTACCAATCCTATGGTTATTTCTGCATCAACCTCTGCTTTTTGTTGCTATATGACATCAAATCTTACAGTAGTAACAGGATACTTTTTCTTCAACTGGACAGCAGAAGCAGAATTATAAAATTTTTTTAATAATATATTAATAGATTGGAATATTTGTTTAGCAAATAAATAATAAGGAGATTATTAAAATGAGAAAGGCAGCAGTTTACAATCAAGCATGGGGTGGAAGATCAGAGGGACAAATAGAACGTGTTCTTGCTGATGGAGAAACTTGGGATATCTTTTTAATTAATGATGGAACTTGTGTCTTAGTTGATGTTCCAGAGGAAGCAGATGCTGAATTTTTAACAGCAACAGGTTCTGTTGATAATTGGACAGTAATGGAAGATACTGATGGAAAAAATGCATTTAAAAGAGCTAGCAAATTAGCACAAATAGAACAGGAACAACGTAGAATCTTAGATATAGCTGATATAGAAATCTTTAAATTAGAAGATGTTTCAGGAGATACTTCTAGTTGGAGAACTTATCGACAGAATGTTAGATTAGTAAATGATGCTTATAAAAATTATGCTACTGATTCAGGACATGCTGCAGCTTTAGATGCTCTAAGTGATAATCCTGTTTCTGAGTTATCTTGGCCTTCTACACCCTAATACTGAATAGTAATATCCAAAATATTTAATTAGCTCCATCTATATTTAATGGAGCTAATCCTTATTCTACAAAAATCTTTAATAAAATAGTAATATTTAGTTTCATTATAAATTTACACTTCGTTATTGCCACACGGTACTTTGGGGTTAAAGAGGCAAAATAAAGATCTAATATAGATTTATTGTCTTAGTATATCTAAACCCCCAAAATTAATGGCAACTAAGTAGTCTCATAGGAGATGTTAGATGGCTGGAAGAAGATTTGGCATAGTCGATGCTAAGACAGTAAAAGCAGATAGTATCTATAATAAAGGTGTTGAAATACCAAAAAGTAATTTAGATGCTACCCTACCTCCAACAACAACAGATGACATTAATGCAGGTTATTCAGAGGGTTCCCTTTGGGTAGACACCTCTTTAGGAAAAGCATTTATTTGTATTGATTCTACTGCAGGAGCTGCTCAGTGGACTCTTAGTTCTCAAGGAGATACTGGAAGTACAGGTATTCAAGGTATCCAAGGAGAAACTGGGATTCAAGGTACTACAGGTATTCTCGGAATAGATGGTGTGACTGGGATTCAAGGAGAGACTGGTATTCAGGGTGAAACAGGGATCCAAGGAGAGACTGGTATTCAGGGGGAAACAGGGATCCAAGGGGAAACAGGTATTACTGGGGGAACCGGGGTACAGGGTGTTAGAGGAGAAGCTTTTCAAGTAGATGAAT